CAAGAATCTGGTGCCAATCGTCCTGTTCCATATTTCCGGGAGGGTTTGCCCATTGGCTTGTAGTGGAGGCGGCGGCATCTTCGGGCGATGTATACGAAATATTTGCGTCTACCATATGAAGATTTTGAAATCCACAGTTGTCACCTGTATGACGGCACTGCGATGTACGCGCCAAATCAACCAAAAATTGGAGTTGTTGTTTAACTTGTCCCGCCGCCGCCTCGGTCAGCAGGCGTTGGTCTCCGAGGATCCGGATAAATGCGGTATGTAATGCTCCATAAAGGTCCTCAAGTCTAGGCTTGAAGCTATTGCCATCAACAAGATAGCGGTGAGCTAATTCCTCATTGGTTTCCCACCGAGCGCCCTCCGCGGTCTGAACCTGATTTTTAACTTGCTGCAGTACACTCACTCCCAAATTGCCAATGCTTTGTATATTATTTAAACCTGTAACTAAAGCGTTAAGTATGAAGTCTCTTGCTTGCTGTGTAGACATTTATATATATTATAAAGATTAATAATATATAATTAGTAAACAAGTCTTGCTCGGAAGCTTTCAAGTTGTCTCAAATGATTTACCTTAATTTTATTTTTTCTTGCTTTTTCAAGAACCTCCTTTGCCTTTTTTACTTCCTCTTCGGTGACTTTTTCATTTTTATCCCCTCCTAAAATATGTTCATAATTACGCAGATGATGTGGGATCACGCAGTAATCGCTTTGTTCGTTAAATAAATGATCCGTGAGTACAATAAATACAGCTGTCATTGCAAGTGAGATTAGAACATCTCTGGTACCCATCCAGATAATAGAGAAGATTAACATCTGTCTAGCAATCACACCGCTAAGATACGCTTCCTGCGATTTACTTAATTTAATAGAGATATATTTTGACCCAATATTCAACATGATCATTACCAACCCCGCAAAAAATTTACTATTATTTATACTGTGAAACATACTTCCAAAACTAAATTTGTTATTTATTACTGGTGCCTTCTTTGCCATCTTATATTAGCAGGAGAAATAATTCTAAAGAAATTGTCGTCTCAACCGGTTTAAAAAAGTTGTAACTTTTTTCTTATAATGCCTATGGACTCCTCGTATGTCGCGTCTCCGCCTATTAACACGCGTTCTAATTGCTTTGCCTATAAACCCCTCCGAATTGGAAGGTACAACTGATAAACAAAATAATATTATTCCAAAGCATATAATATAAGCAATTTTCATATCAAACCCCTTCATCATGCAGTCAAAGCAGTTTTTTACCATCTTATATTATAGTAATAAAATTTATAGAAAACCTTTGAACGGCTCGCGATTACCCGTGAAGCCGTTTTGGAATTTCATAGCTTCTATTGTAGCACGGCGGGAATTAATATTATTCATTCCTTCTGCGAGTCTCACGTCAAATGTACTTACATCCTTCGCGGCTTCCGTTTCGAGCATTTCAAATTTGGGATCAATGATAGCCTTGCACTGTCCCTGTTCTGTACAAACCGCACGGGCAACGCCGCATTTACTATCATCTGGTTTGGCTGGATTTCCGCTTAAACAGGATACTGGTTTCCCACTTTGTTTAGGTTGACAGTGTGCTCCAGCAGGGGATTGTGCATCAAGTCCCTCAATTGTGGAATGCATCAGTGTTACCATTATAAGAGCAGCCAATAAGCCGGCTGCGAGACCGCGGCTCTTAGCAATCATTATTACACAGACAATTAATACTAACTTTCCTAAAAGACTATTGGATAATTCAGTTAAGATCGCAGGTTTATCATATACAAACATTAGAAGTACAGCACCAAGGGCGAGTTCTGTAATACCTTTCATTATATAAATAATAGGATATATTTTTTATGAAACTATTAGGAAAATAATCTCTCTTTTCTTTATAAGTAAATGTCTAGTTTAGCATTTTCCACATTTGATTCATGCGATAATAAAAAGCCAGCAAAGGGGAGAAATAAAACATATAAAAGAAGAAAGGCGATGCCTTCTAAAAAAGCAGCGACATTCCTAAATTCAATGCCGATGCGCGAGGGATTGACTACAAAAGATTCAGATGAAAGTACGCCTGAAACGTCTACACGCGGTACACCAATTCTTACGTCGCATGGGATGGAACCGTCCGAGGTGGAAGGATTTGAGGAGGTAGGGACCGATTACAACACCCCCACCCATCCTGAAAGTTTTGGATTATTAAAGGAAGGATTGGATCAACAGAAAAAATACCACTCCGAGCAAAATCAGTATTACAATCAATATGTACCTTCCTATACGGGCACCCCTCAAAATGTACCTTATTATTCACAACTTCTTGATACCAATAATCTACAAAATACAGCACCGGATGAATTGATGAAAAAATTAAACTATGTGGTACACTTACTTGAGGAACAACATGATGAAAAAACAGGAAGTGTTACTGAAGAGTTGGTGTTATACATGTTTCTAGGAGTTTTTGTTATATTTATTGTTGATAGCTTTTCGAGGTCTGGGAAATATAAGAGATAATCTAGTTGATTATCAAAACATTCGGAGAGAATAATGGCGAATGTGCGCAATTGTAGAAATAGTAGCCAGTTATATCAGTTCTTTTAGGAATACTTCTCTCCAGAAGCCTTTTCAGAAGCAGATAATTATACGATATGTTCTCAATGCTTAACATTGAGAATTTATACCTTTTGCTTAACAAAACAATACTATTTTGAAATGATTCAATAAATGTGTCTTCATAACCACTCCTACAATACGACCCAATACATTCAATTATATTATTTTCATTTAAAGTTGACCCCCTTTTTCTAAAAAAGATTACTGCAACTACTGTTAATTTATCCATTATCACAGTGGGTATTAAGTAATTTAACTTAATTAGTTTAGTCAAATGATAAGTTTTAGGAAGTATGACACAATCAAAATGTCTAACAACTTCTTTTATAAAATGTACTAATAACTCTGAATTTGCAGAGGTAACAAGCTGCGTTGAGATATTATTCGGAATATTCATATTTAGCTTACACCATCGTTCAGAATGAATTAAATATGTTTTATAAATAGTTAAGGGAACTCTTATACCTGGTAGCCCGTAGTTTTTATACAGAAATATCGCAACCTTCTTCAACTTTCTAGATTTATAATAATGCGTATGAATCATTCTAGACCGAATTTCACTGTCTTTGAAATCGCGGTGAATACATAATTGGTCTAAGTATGATATTTCAAAGCGTTTTTCATTTGTCCTACATATTAAAGGTCTATCTAATAGACAAGAGACAATTCTTTTAGGCAAACTATTATATTGGAGAGAAACAGCTGTATCATTAGTAAATATATTCAACAACTTGTCTTTTGCGATATTATAAGTTGTGTCATATAATGATTTATAGTTCATTTTGATAAAACTCAATAACAGTGCCTTTTTTTGAGCATCTAAGTTCTTTAGTAGTGAGCACTGTATTCGGTGATCAAAAAATTTTGTTTGTTTGATAACATCGTGTTGTATAATTCCTGGCGCCTTTACCCAATATAACAGATTATAGGTATGAAATATCGGTTGTGAAGACCAAAAACGGTAACGCAACTTAATATAAATAAAGCTTATCAATAATGTTATTGTTAGAAAGTAGAGTGTATTTTTCAACATACAATCTTCTTTTATTGGAATATTTCAATCAATACGAAATTACCATTTGCTAAATTTATTTCCGACGCCGTCGGCGGGTACCTTTTTTGCGTCGTTTTCGTCGTTTTCCACCTTTCTTTTTGCGTTTTGTATGTCGCCCACAACCATTTCCACCCCTACTAGCACCTTCTTCTCTATCTGAACCCATCTTGGTTAATAATTTTAAATAATAATCTTGAATAAGTTGCGCCCTTTCTGGCGTTAATCCATGTGCCCTTTCGCTTCCAAGCTGTTTTAATACTACTATCCAATAATGCCCGCTTCTCATACCAGCTATCAGATCATTTTCAATCGCAGCTTTGTTATCCCAGGGTCTATCATTTCCAAATAATTTGCGAGCAGTAGCGTTATTCATTTCTTCCTGAATAGCCCCATAAATCATTGCATTTTCTACATTCATTCCTTTTTGAATTTTGACCTGATTTTCTTTGCGCATTTGTTTATTACGCCGCGTTTTTGCTGCTCTTTTACCAAGAGATGGGGTGGCTGCCATAGATTTTTTTGAATGTTCCACTCGCTGCATGTGTGCGGCAAATTCCGCGTCGCCGACTGCACCTGAATCTGCACCAGGTGTCCGCGCTAGATTGCGCAACGCTTCTCTCATTGCCCAGGGGCGCCGAACAGCAGGTCCAGCTGCATCAACTGCTACCGGTGATGCTGCAGCGGAGGAGGCAGCTGACGATGCAGGAGATGTTGGAGCTCCTCCCTGATGCCGCCTGCCACCACCGGCGTTTGCGTGCCCGCGGCATATGTGGACTACGAGACACCATGGATGTGCCCCGCCGAAACGCTCCACGACGTCCTCCTCAACCCACTCAAGCACTTGCGACAGGGGATATTGTTCATTGTGCCCCTCTTGCTCAAAATGATATATGTATTCCCCCCACACGTCGTCAGGCTCTCCATAAAGGGCATTACAACGCTTCAGCACGGACGGGTCGCCTTCGGGTCCGTACTGCCCGTCGTACCCGGCACCAGCATGACCTGCGATAGTGTAGTCATGATACCAAGCGCCGCCGCCGACGCGCTGTTGCGGACCATATTGGTTTCCTACTTGGTTCCTATCACAATAACCTCCCTGGGCCTCATCACAATGGAAGTACCCTCTGGCCATGCAACGATCCTGTGTTGTGAAGGAGATGGTCCCATTCGCCGGAACCTGTTCCATACCATTTTCCTCATCGTACCACCCATGCGAAGTAAGTACATATACGTAGGGCTCCACTGGCTGCCTCCTCCTCCTCCTCCTCCTTCTCCTCCTCCCGCGCGACGGCTGCGGTTGATTATTCGCCGGGGCAGGAGCAGGAGTAAACGCATTCGTCGTTGCTCCCCCGGGTGGTGCGAATGCGGCGTTTTTATTTAATTTGACCATAGCTTCGAACGACATCTATATATTATCCGTATATTTAATTATTCTGGTTTATAAAAAATGTAAATATATTGATTTTCATAATTAGCAGGCAGTAGATCAATCTTTCCTTCAAGAATAAAACCTGCTTCTTGTGCTAAATTAATTATTTTATTTTGTGACGGCATCTCGAACCTATGGATATTTTTTCTAATTTTCCCATTTAAATCTGTGAAAATTTCCTCAAAAATACCCAACGCATTTTCAATACTGAATTTAGATCTATATTTAAAGTTATTAAATCGGAGATATGTTCGCCCCTTCCCCTGTCTAATAGTATTGGCATTAGATAAAATATTTATTTTAGTATTTGGACTCATTTCATTATTATCTACCATATGCACGGTTAAATATCCCCCTGGACGCAACCATTCATAACAATTTCTGAAAAATAGGAATTTGTTTTTAATTTCATAAATGGTATAATGCATACAGGTAATATGGGTAAATGTATGTGCCGGATACATCATAACCTCTTCAGCATTTCCAACGGAGAATTCCATTTTAGGATATTTTTGCTTTGCCACAGTTACCATAGGCGGCGACAAATCTAAACCAACCGCATTATACCCCTTATTTACAAATGCAGCCACATTATCTCCAGTTCCGGAACCAACATCTAATATAAGACTTTCTTGGGTAGGTCTGGTGGATTGGATAATTTGACCAACTTCATATTCATTACGTACTCTATCATAGATAAGATCGTCATATACACTCGCGTAAAACGGGTCATATACTTCTTTCCCCTGCTTTAAAAGAAATTTTTGTTGCTGAATAAAGCCTTCAACCGTTGTAGGCGTTTTATTTATAAGATAATATGCAATAACAATGGCGAATACGAGAACTACTTTACACCATATGGATGAATTATATAATGTTTTAATGAAACCGTCTGTCATTTATATGTATTATTATGATATTTTTTATATAGAATTTATTTAATGGCAGATTCAGAAATTACAGATATAAGAGGAGCAAAAGACTTTAAAGGAATTACATTTTCTAATTACAAAAAATCTGATTGCAAAAAAGAGCTTCTAAAAGCACTTAATAATGGAACAATAGAACCGGCGTGTTATTGGTCAATAGAATATATTTGTGCGGGACATTTCTTGGATTTGTGGGAATTGATTTTATTATTTTCTAGCAAATGTATTCATCTTGGAAATCCTCGCTTATCGCAGTATTTAGAGTTAAGATTTGATAATTTTAAAGATATAATGCAAAATGGTTATGTAGGGGCGGAATTAAAATCTAGAAACAATCCTAAAATAAGGATTCTTTTTGCAGAAATAATGTGTATTTTATGCTTATCAACAAAAAAACACAATTTATCACAAATTAAAGTAAGTAAGGAAAACTTTAATATGTCAACATTATCCGATTATCTAAAAGCAGATAATATATTATATGCTAAGCCTATTTTTAAAAAAAAGGATCCTAAAGAATTATTTATTGCATTAAATGAGTTTATATACCATATAAAAAAAACAAAAAGTGCGAGAGAGGCATGCTTTTGGCTTGAGTGGATGTTAGAATTTGAAACCATGTGTAAAAAAGACAAAAAGAATAATGTGATTGCAGAGTCGCGATATATTGCGCCAATACAAAGTAAATATAGTGGTGATTTTATATGGATGATATGGGAGACACTTTCAAATATAGCTGCGTCGCAGGGGGAAAATGTGGCAAGAATAATAAGCTCCATGTTAAATCTATTTGCAATAAGATATAAATCGGGATCAAAAAAGCGTAGACGTTTTATTATTTACAATGCAATTTCCCTGTTAACGGAGCACTGTAATATAACAACCCCTATATATACCACTACGGATGAAATGAAAATTAAAACGGTCAAAGATAAAGTAAATTTGTTATACAAAGAAATTAAGAAACATGAAAAGAAACCAGCTACCGACTACCTATTTAACAATTCATTTACGAATAATAGTAGAACATTGGAACAGACTATATCAAAATTAGAAAAATTAAATAAAATGAATACCATTATCTATAAGTAATTAAAATGACTTAAACCGGAGATACCACTATCACTATATAATGAGTGAGTTTTACGGTGACCCAATGAAGCAAGAGACGGCAAATGTTAAATGTACTGGCGATAGCTGTAATGTAACTTCGTGTAAGAACGATGATGTAAAGGACGCCAATGTTCCTGCAGATTCCAATAAAGACAACAATGACTCCACGTCGCAAGAGCAAAAGGCGCCTCTCGGACAGATCAATCTACTAGAGGTGGAAATCAACGACCCGAATACCGCTTTGAATGTGATGGTAGGTTTTTTGGGATTGGCTCAGAAGCGCGGTGCCTTTGCGATCAATGAATCCGCAAAGATCTATGAATGTATCAACAAATTTAGCTAAGAATTATTGTATATAATATCGGCATATAGTATATACAATGAAGATGTTTAAAATTCATAAATCTAATATCTTATTGATGGGTTTAGTTTTTTTAGGAGTCGTTTGCTTACTTAACCATGTTTTTACAGAACATAAGATTGTCGAAGGATATGAGTCACATGATAAAAAGACCGATCCAAAGGCAGCGGATAAACGAATGACTGCTGCGGCATTGAAGGTTTCATCTGCCGCTGTTAAGCAAAACTCTGCAATGGTGGACATCCCTTCTAATATGGACGCTGTAGAAAAGGTCTATGAATTTTTGAATTTGGCTATGCTTAGTGGTATAGTTCTTGAGGATGCTCCGAAAAAGATACAAGCGTTACCTCTTTTACAGCAATATCAGCTGAGACAAGCTATTGATGATGTATATTCCTATTATAATAATGGTAAACCACCACCAAATTATAGTGGGGGTAGGTCTCCATTATCGATGTCGAGCGGCAGCAGCAGTAGTAGTAGTTCTTTCTTTAGCTCAGGTTCAAAGAAGAAATCCTATTCCGATTCTGATTCCGATAATTATAAAAGATCAGATTCCGATAGTTACAAAAAGAAGGATTCGTCGTCAAAATCAAAAAAATCGTCATCATGGTTTTAATTATAAAACTTAAATCAATATTAAAAGACACATTACAATTATTAGTAATATGTCTTTTTCCAGCTACAACGGTTTCATACAACATAGAAAAAATAGACAATGCCATAGAACAATTATCGGTCAACCAGGTCCCCCCGGTCAACCAGGACCCCCTGGTCCTCAAGGTCCCCCTGGTCCTCAAGGTATTCGTGGGCAAACTGGAGAGAAGGGTATTAAGGGTGATCGTGGAAATTCAGGTCTGAGAGGACCAAGGGGCATTTCCGCCAAACCCCGAATTTCAGATTTTTTGATTACTAATAACATTAATAATGATTGTAAACCATTAATGTATTCTATAAAAGACAATAGATATATTATTTTAAACTCTTGACGTGCATCCCAGCCATATAACAATTTTAGACGAGAACTTATATGTTGTTGGGTAAATATCTATATTCTCGTCGCAATTATTTTACTTTATTCATATTTCATACCTGGTAATTTAATTGTTATAAATATTAATTATACTATCGGATAAGACGGTTGCGTCGATATACCGCAATTATTATTGCGATTCCTTGACATATAGATATATCCATCTTGTCCCCAGGATTCGCCCCAACTATTTTTTACAATCCAATAATCAGTACCGTTTGTGGTTGTGTTATACCCTACAACCAAGACACCGTGATCCAATTGTGTAGTTGAGCAATCTGGTTCATAATACACGCCGCTTTTATAAAACTGGAATGATGGCTGCGAGGCATCAATACCCACTGAAACAGGACCGATATGTGCAACAGCTTCCTTAAGACCCGTTTCACCTCCCGCGACATCGTGAAAACCGGAGAAGGTAGCCGCTATTTTATTACTCTTAAAAACACATGGATCGTTCTGGGGGTCATAAGGATAATCTTTCTCACTCTCCAATCCTCCCTGATTGATCACATAGCGAAAAGCGCCGTCCATTAAGCCACCTTCGCAACCCTGATCTGTTCCATTGGTATCACAATCTACAATTTGCGATTCGCTCAAAGAAACAAGTTTCCCACTGTTCCGCGCATGCTGACCTTCCATAGATCCTACAGCAGAAAATGCCCAACATGAACCGCACTGCTGCTGGTTTTTAACAGGTGTTACAAGTCCCTTTTCACGCCAATCCACAGCTTTAGGAACTCCAAGCAGTGCCTTTTTTTCGGCAGGTTCCGTGAATACTCTACGCTTCATATGTTTGTTAGTTGCCTTGCGCAAATGCCAATCGTGGCGCATATCGCCGAACTGATTTATCTCTAGCTTAAAATCATCATGGTTTTGATTATGTTCATTGATATATTTGACATTTTCATGCCAATTCATAAATTCTTGAGTAATATTTTTACCCTTAGGATACGATTTATTATAACGCGTCGCCCAATCATTAAAGGAAGTCAAATCCTGCCCTAGTAAGGCAATCATGAAAAATGCTTGCAATATTGAATACATTATACTACGTAATATATTCAATCCTTTAGATTTATTTTATAAATAATTAGCGCCGTGTATGACGCTTATGCCGTTTCCTGTTACGTTCATGTTTCCTCTTTCTACGTGTTTTCCCACGGTGCCTCTTTTTATGTGTCCTCCTTCGTTTTCTGCGACCTCCGCCCTGAAATTCCAATCCTTCAATTTCGGCTAATAACGCGGCTTCTTCTGCCGAACCTTCTACTACAGGCGATACAACAGGCGATACATAAGGCGATACATTAGATGGCATATCATGTATTTGACCTAATTCTAACTCCAACTCTCCCATCTCCTCATCACGAAGAGGCGATGCTTGAGGAGTTCCTGCATCTAACATTGCGTCGGCTGCCTCTGCATCTGCAATTGCCGCGTCAACCATAGCATCAAGTTCTTCATCTGATAGGGCAGTCATTTTTGTTTCATCATCTTCACTGCGACGTCTACGGCGGGTTCGCCTCGGACTTTTCTTTTTCCCGCGACGTCTTACTGCTGTACCATGATCCGCTCCGTGAAGGGCAGCAAGTCTAGCTTCCAATTCTGTACCTGCGTCCCTTGATTTCCTAGTACCACGTCCTTTCTTTTTAGGACTAGCTTTTTTAGGACTAGCCTTTTTGCGAGATTTTGAGCGTCTCGCCTCAGTCTCGGCTTCCGGAAGAAAAGTCGCCCCCGGTGGGCGAAATACAATCTCCTCACCTTCTACCTCGTCATCGTCGTCATCTCTTATAGGCGACATTCCGGCTTCAACTAATAATAGATTATCAGGGTCCTGCTCAATATCAACCATCATTCGTCTTACCTCAGCCTCTCTTTCTGGTGTTGAGTCGAAATGTTTGGTTGCAAGATGTCGTCTCACAGCAATTTCGGGAGATGATTGTCTATGATGATGAACATAGCCATGGTTGAAATCTAATCCCCGGATTACCGCGCGACTTTGAGCAGTATTTGTGTTTACATCTCTAAGCCTTTGATTCATTGCCAATGCATCATCAATATATTCCTCAACCGTAGGCATGGGTTTCAAAGGGGTCGCCCTCTTTCTTGACTTATTGGCACTTTGCCAGCTACCTAATACCTTGCCCATTTTAGCATGAAGTCTGTCCGCTTTTTGTAGTTGCTTTTTACTCATCGCATGCGGCGTCGCGCGCATCATTGCTAAATTACGATTTATCTCGTGTCTAATATTGTCCGCCGCTACTAAAGTATCAGCTTCATTCTGATTAAGCAGAGGGGAGGTTGCCAGAGCATCTCTATTCATTCCTACCGCTTGTCGTGTGCTAGTAGGACTTGCGTTCCCCATACTATCACGGACCTGTGCAGCCCGAATTAGCGTCGCTGCCCTGCCTCTTGTGTTTCTACGTGCCCTTCTTAGACGCGGTGTTTCGCGTTCTAGATGGGCAATCAGTTGTCCTGTTCTTTTCTGCAACGCATCAATCTTCTTCGTTGAATGTTTTCCTTTTGACATGTATATATTATATATAGATATTACTTTGTTGAAATTATAATATTCTTATTTCTAGTCGTTAATTCTATAGATTGAGCAAGTTTATGGTTAATATGTTTTAAATTAACAATCTTTTCAATGCTTTCTCTCTCTTTCTCTACATACTTCATACTTTCTCCAACAATTTCTTTCTTAATAATTTTAAGCATCATTCGCCCAATGGTATTATTTACTATTTGAAAGATTTTTATTATACCTCCGGTAATACCAATAATTTCTAAAAATTCCTTGTGTCCTATAGTTTTGTATAACCAATAATCCGATAGTGCCGCAACTAAAAGACTATTTGTTATAATAAGAACCCATAGTAAAATACATTGAAATCTCTCTTTAATGCGCGGATTGACATTATAATTAGGCAATTTGCCCTCATCAATGAAAATATCTTCGTAATATAACGGTCTAGAAGCGGTCATATAAACTAAAAAGGGGAAGTTCCAAAATATTATAAAACCTGTTATACCGGATATGATTGGAAAATAAATATATGTAAAGATAATCTTAAATTGCGGTATAAAAACAAGTGGGAAAGCTGCCGTTAAAGGTAACGCAAAACGTCTACATTTCGTGTTTAGTGTTCTTTTCATAAAATATACGCAGTCACAAGGAGTATTATCCCTAAGTTGAATGTCACTCATAATATTATTCAATATCTAATTTTAAATAGTTTCGGAAAAATTTTAGCGCACTCTATCGCTTCACCAACTGCCGTTTTACTAAATAATAAATTAGCAATTGGTATCCCTGTTTAAAATTAAAATAGGTTTCATACTGATCGGCAAATCTCCATGATGATCTGCGATTTATTTTAGTTTTCCACTTGAAGGGTTGCATACGACTGAAGCTTTCCCCATCAAATCCAAAATCCTTCCCGTTGCAGGTTATATATGCCGAAAAGTGAATTTTACTTGTATTTCTCAATATGGCAGCATCTAACGAATAGGTATATACATACACTCCATCGTCCTCCTTCCGCTTAATAGAAAATGATTTAACCTTTTTAAAAGTACTGGATTCATTGTCATATAGTTCCAAATAGATAACCTTTGCAAATGCTTCCCGTTCATATACTTTAAATTGTCCTGCTAAATCAGTCATCTTTCTTTCACTGCTACCGGGAGTAATCATTATCCATTTTAAAAGGTCGCCACCCAAAGTTTCATATAAACCTCTGTAAAATGATAGAGGATTAGACGCGGTATCAACAGGAGCTATAATTGTTTCATTGTGTTTTCGGTTAACCCTTCTACCTATAGCTTTATAAACAGACTTAATAATAGTATTAGTATCCATTAAATCTGCAAAGTTAGTTTTATCATAGGAGCTTCGTAGACTGGCATTAATATATTTATTTAGTGTAAAAAGTGCCTTATGGAGTGGTTTGGATAATTTACGACCATCTGCTAATTTTCCTGTAATCATTGCTTCGCGAAGCCACCTATTGAATTTTCTACCTCCGTCACTTACAAAAAATGTCATAAAAAAGGAATTAAACCAACAGTTCGATTGCGCCTGCTTGGGAGCAGTAACTGTAGAACAATCAATTGGCTTTTTAGAAACTAAATTATTTAACATTCTTGTTTGAGCCTTTTTACTGTCCCAACCTAAACATTTCCCTTTTCCAGATTTTAATAAGACTTCAATTGACGATCCCGGACATCCTTGGACCGCAACAGGCGATAACGATTTTAAGGTTGCGAGATTTCTGTTAATACTAGGTGAATATAATAAGGGTATTTTAAGACTTTGGCGTACTTGTTTGTTGATCTCTGGCGTTGAATTCCGAATAATCTTTTTTTTAACAACGCCCTTTTTTTTAACTTTAATTTTTACGGTCACACGCTGCTTCTTACTTTTAGGTAAACGAATTATCTTTCTCTTTTTAGTTTTTGCTTCACATTTACCTGTTTTTGGATTTTTTCTTTGTCCATTCGGACAGCGCGCCCTCTTCTTTATCGCCGTCCCTTTCTTTATACATTTATTTGTCGTCGGATGTTTTTTATAACCATTCGGACAACGAGTCCTCTTTTTACGAGTCTGTGGCATTTAATATATATTATCTAAATAATTTAATATTGCTAATTTGTATATGGACGCTATTACAGGTACACCTAATTCATTAAGTGGGTCACCAGCGAGTGGCATAACAAATAGTTCACTCCGACCAGTAAGTTCGTACACACCTCCGGCTCCAAAGGCTTCACCTGTTGTTAGTACAGGTTCTTCTGATGGATGGAGTACAACGACTATAATAACTATTGTTCTAATAGTCATACTATTAGCAGTATTGGGTCTCAACATATTTTCATATTTAGCGCAAGGTACAGACTATTTGGGAGATGTAGTACAGAAGATATCCAGTGTATTACCGGGAAAAGCCAAGGACTTAGTCTCTACAACTGTAAAGGGTGTAGATTTAGGAGTTGATGTCACGGCTGGAGCAGTTAAAGATGCAGGCGATGTCTTAGAGCGCGAATTGGACCTTAAACGTACAGATTTATGGGATGCGCGAGATAAGGGCGTGAAGAAAGGAATGGAAAATAGAGAGATTTTGGGTATTAATAAGTATCCCGAACATGAACCGAGTCCAACATATAAAGAAGATAGCGAAGACAATAATATCCAAGAAAGACATAAACCAGGATATTGTTATATAGGAACGGACCGGGGATATAGATCTTGTATCAAGGTAAATAGCCATGATGACTGTGAATCAAAGAAGATTTTCCCAACTATGGATATCTGCATTAATCCTTCTCTCCGTCAGTAATAAAAATGAATGATGTATATTATTTAATTTTTAATAATATACATTTCTTTATGCATCAGTAGGCCATCGCGGCGCTCCTTGATATGGGGCATTAGAATTTTCAAAGTACCACTGCAGAGAGAAGTATGGCGGTACAGCCCATTTCCGTTCCATGGTGGACATGTCGGGACCATCGCGTACAATTTGCATAATCTGTGTCCCACTAAGAGCGTAATCGTGATACCAGAGATCAGATAACTTGCCGGAAAACCCACCATTCATATTGACAAAAACATCACCGTAGTTCTGCTTAGGGACACTGTTAAATACGTGTCTAAGTACAACATCGCCGTTGATGAAAACGTCCATTACACGCCCCTTTTGCCGGATTCCAATATTCAACCACTTATGAGTTGGGATATCATTTACTTCCACTTCCTCAACGATATTCTTAAAAGTATTCATTACGATAATTAAAGAGTTACGCGTTGGATGCATGTATAGTCCTGGTCCATTATTTGGGAAAGCCATGGCGGTGCCATCGGGGTTCATCCCCTTGGATCCTTTATGGAAAATATGTCTACGCTGTCCCTCCTTGTACACCCAATCATCAACATACACCCACACGGTCCATGTAAATTCTAAGCCGCCGCGTTGATTTGATGACCTCATTACAGGAATTGAGCCTGCAACTTTTGGATTTTGCGGTATAACCAGGAGTTTTTTAGCGTCTTTCATACCTCTTGTTAAATGAGGGCTCGGAGTAGGACTAAATAACCATGTTAATAAACTGGTACCCGCCCGTAGTGCGAGAATAAAAACAATTACAATTAAGATGAGAAAAACAAGTTTCTCCCATATTGAATCACCCGACCAAAGGTCGCTCATTGCTTTGCCAGCACCGCTGCCCTTTGCCTTTGTACCTAAATTGCTAAACCAATCTTTCCATCCTGTTTTTGTCGACATCTGCTATATATTATAGTAGATATTTTTAGATTTCAAAACTGTTAATCTCTCTATTATTCTTCATGAAGGCTACCTTAATTCTGTATTTGTTAATCAGATTGGTCAACCAGTTGCTTCCTCCCGGACCTTCTCTGTAGATAGCATATGCTTCTCTAGGATTGACGGCGCGCGAGAAATATTGAAAGTTAGAAATGTAACCTTCAAATCCACCGGCGGAACCACCCTGACCATGTGGGCATAAGACCAAAGGATCACCCGTTGCTTGAATTGGTACACCGGGAAGCACGCACGTGCGCACTAATTTCCCGTCTAAATAAAGATCAAGGGACCGATTATTCAGGGTCATAATTACATTAGCCCATGCCTGCAATGGCACATTATCTAAAGTACAAGTATGGGTGGACCCTTCATTGCCACCGACGCCAGCACCAGGCCATGTTCCTAAAGAAACTGTCACATTGTTCAAATTTGCTCCTAAACTAACCATTGGCGCCGGCTGGGAGCCAGCTCCGCGAGCAAACACAATTTTCTTTTCTCCTACCCGATAATTCCAATTGTTGATGTACATCCAGATAGAATAGGTGTAATCTGAAGAGCCTCCCTGTGGGAGGTGATGGGGGGAGATTATTTTTTGTTTCGTGGCATGATGCATTCCACTAAGGTATGTCCGCGTGCTATCTCCAAAAAACCACAAGTACAGTAAGTAAATAACAAGTACAACCACAATACCAGTTATGATGTTCGTCGTATTCATAGTATAATATAGGACAAGAAATTTTATCTAAACAATTGGTGGATTTTTGTTTTTTAAACTTTTGTAAAATACCTTAATCTTAGATAATGATAGAGGAGCGGGAAAATACGTTACATTGCATACCCCACCACTTACTCCGTCATCGGCGCCTGTAGTAATGGCATCGTAATTCATGGCTGGAACAATATTGGTAGACGATGATACCAGATTACCATTAATGAAAATATCTAAAGTTCCTCCATTGTAATTGATGATGACATTGTTCCATTTTTGAAATGGAAAGTCAGCCGTTTCGTAAATAACTCTATTTTTATCAATGGCATCATTTACAGTTATTCTTAATGTTTGTGTTTCTACTTTGAATAATATATTCGGTTTATTTCCATAATTTAGTATGCTGGTAAACTCGGTATTCGCCTTCCGGTGCGAGGGTGGCTGTTCATGAATGAAAAACCATGCGGAAATAGCATAATTATAATTAAATGTACCCACACGATCGCCCAAGTCCTTATAGTTACTAATTGTCGTTTGTTTATCTGTATAGATTGGTTTGTCTAGCAATACGGTGGTTTTAAATATATTCGCTTCCTTTTTTTCCTTCTTAGTGGAATCAACGCGCGCCTTATTCAACATCTCAATTTGGTTGCGTAGCGATATTATAACTGGACCATTCGTCTGCACATAAGTTACAGCAGCTTCCAACGATAAAGGTGTCTTTGTAATCGCCGCTATCATTTTTCCAAATATATTCTTTCGCTGTTGTCCTTCTTTTACACTCTGGTAGCCCCTTTCTTTAAGATATTCTGTTAACGCCGCTTCCATATTTGCTTTGTACAGTCCATCCGATAGTACAGTTTCCCAATCTATCGAAACGCCATCTAACAGCTGATTCAGATATTTGTCTTTTTCAATAATAAGTTTATCATCTGCCAATTCACTTTGCCTTTCCATTAAGTCATCATGTTTGTGAACAGAGTGCGTGTAGAGGAATTTCGGAATGAGAGGAATCACAAAATATAATATAATAATTACCACTTCTATCAAGAGCAGTATTAGTAATCCTCCTGGATTTCTGATTCCGCAGAATTCGCAAATAGTACATATTAAATCTTTGATTAACCATGGGATACCTAGAATGGTTTTGAAAATTCTGGTCAATATTCCATCTCCACCCTTCTTAGGTTCTTCATATCTAATAATTTTTTTATTCGTTCCGGGTTCCCGGATCTCCGTTTTTTTCCAGTTTTTTTGAATATCATTTGTGATTTCGGTAGCTCTTTTCTTGTCGGCTGCAGATGGCGTAGGATTTCCATTTTTGTATTGTATTTTCTGTAATACTGCCGTATATAATGGATCAGGTGCGTCCTTTTTGGCTGCCGCATAATTATCTTGCGGGATATCTATTATATTTCCCCCACCAAGTTGAGATTGCTCACCACCTCCACCACCAAACCATCTGTCACGTTGCTTCTCTTTTTCCTCGGTTTCTTTCCACCAACGAGGAAAAGTCATAGATTTATTCTTATATTTTAATTCTGATATTTTCGTTTCCAGTGCCTTTTTTTGAGTCTTTTTCTGTTTTAATTCTGTAGCGTAATTTCGCCCCGTTCGCGTCGGCGGACCCCCCATTGTACCCGGAATAATAATTTCTTGATTACCTTTACCGATATCCACCTTTCCTTGATAGACTTTAATGATGGCGCCTAACTTTCCCAATTCCTTTTCATTATTCGTAATCTTTTCTCCTAAAGCCTTTTTGGCATCATCATACTGCTTTTTATATTGTTGATCTCGGTATTTCTGCTGTATTGTTGTCGCCGCCTTCGCTTCTCGTTGATCTTTGCCCCTCTCAAACGCCGCCTTTTTTCTACTTAAATCGTCGCCTCCGAGCCCAAAGACCTTCCAACCGTCCGTATTCACATCACCCTTGCCTCTGAATTCATCATATATCAAATACAGTAGTACTAATGCAGAAACTACGCCAATTACAATAGATGCAGTCGTTGATAAAGCAGAGAAATGATTTATTATCCATAAAATCAATAAAGGTGTGCATACTACAACTAGTAACATCAGTAGTGATTTATAATATCCCAAAGACTGTTTAATCATCCACCAAACCTTTCCAAAAAATGATGATTTATCGGCTGCATTTACAGCACCCTTAAGCTGCTTTAATTTATTATTCAATTGATCAATCTGATCTTCTAATTTATCAACTTCCTCCTTTTTCTTTTGATATGGTTTAAAATGCGTTGCCCCTTTATTCCACCCTGAGTTCATTTCGGTGTATTGTTTTTCTGGATTATTAGCACGCTCGGCATCCCATGCTGCTTTTAGTTTTGACAATTTTATTTTATCAGATGATAATTGTTGTTGTATTTTATTAATCTCCGCTTGTTGACCATATTGGCTACCGCGCGCCTTATTGCCCTTTTCCTCTAACTTTTCCAATCCTGCAGGCTTATATGTTTTCCATCTTGATTGCCCGGCTTCATTCTTTTTAAAATCCACTACCGCGACATATCCCTTTTCTGAACCACCCTTGTCTCCAGGTTTAATATCAATGAATAGCGTAAAGACGGCAATTCCTAGCAATACACCCAAAGTTATCATAATAGTATTCGTATACCCCGACCATTTTTTCAATAGATAATGTGTCTTATATAATGAGGTGAAGTAAAAGGATCCGGTAATATACAATGCCAATACTATCATCATTAAAGTTCTAAAGGGATTTTGATATAACCATATCGCAAGGTTCTTAAATACAGTAAATACATATAACAGAGGCTTGAAAATAAAAGAAATAGAATTCCAGATTTTTCCAAAAATAGTAGAAAATTCACTAGTTTCTTTCGCATATGTTTTAAGTATTGAAGCGCTCGCTGTGTTTCCTTGTCTAATGTCTTGAGGAGACGGGGGATAGATATGTTCGTATATTTTCGCAAAGGAATATAAGCCAGCGATAAAGAGAGGGATATAGACCATTATATTTATTAATGTGAGTGTGATAACTTCACTTTCCGACATACCTCCTGTTGGTAAACCAAGTAAAAGGGTACTAATTGATGGGATTTTTTTTAGATAATGCCACAATCCTTTACTATTTGAACTTGATTTTGTCATTTATTATATTATATTAAAATCATATTATAAATTTGACTTCATTGTTTTGGTGGCGTGGCACTCGCAACACAATGCTACTAAATTACTTACATGATTACTGCCTCCATATTGTAAATCTATTTTATGATCAACCTGAAAGGTAGCTTTTAAGCTTTCGCCACAGTTTCCACATTTCCAGTTTTGCTGTGAGGCTACATACTTTTTCTTAGTTTCGCTAACCGATCTGTTACTTGATTTGCCGCCGGAATTTAGCATTCGTTTCATTTGAGGAGTTTGCATACCACCTCCGCCGATTGAATTAATTTTTTCTTGAGCGGCAGTAAAATCAAAAATGGGGGAGAGAATATCAGTGGTATTTTTGTCGATGGGCATATATTTAATTATATTATTTGC